GTGAGATCTAGCACAACAGCCTCTCGGCCTTTCCTGCTCCCTTCGGGGAATTGGCACCCCCCCAAGGACTATGTCCTAATCCCAGAAATTTTTACTGGGATCCAACGGCGTTTAGTTGTAACGACGCCGTGACGTGCGGACCGCTCCAAATGCTTAGGATCAACAGCGACAAGGGAGTCAATGTAATCGACGACCTTATCAAATGGAGATCCAGGGCGGGTCCTATAAGGCTCGAGGGGTAAACCCTCAAGTCGCATAAGACACTTTTGAAGGGCTGCGAAACCCTCCACCTTGTCAGTGCTGAAAGATGGAGCCGGCACCCAAGCCTTAATTTCTTCGACTTGGGTTTTGGGATTAATGCGCCTTTTGAACGCACTTTTCTTGTGCCAGAAATGGTTCCGACCAATCGCATGAGATTCGTCAGTCGTCGTTGGTAAAAAACCAAAGACGCCCTCAATCTTAGAAAAGATGAGGTGTGATGTGCGGAGATATCCCTTCGAAAAGAAGGAATTCCCCGTCTCTACACTAGAGATGAACTCACGCGACTGCCGCCGGTTACACGGTAGAGCCGTGCCGACGTATACAGGCTGAACCTGCACACCCCGAAACGCGTCTACTCCGCAAGACTCCCTGAAATAACCATTCCAGAAAGACTTGCGGCTATTTACCTTACAATTGTACTTCTGTAGGTAATCGATAACCGTAGCCGCCAAATGTGCAGGAACGACAAGGTCGTCACCATACACAAAAATCTCACGAGAAACAATAAAAACGTTTCTCTGAGAAAAAGGAAGGTCAAGTGACTCCAGCAAGGCCATTACACATATAGTGTAAAAGTACATGGCCTCAACTGGAAAGCACAAGGCACTACCCATGGACGCGAATTTCGCTAGAGGGCCGATAATACGGCCATCTGGCATTGCCGCGCTCTTCGATCGACATGCTGCAATAAAATCCATTAGATCCGGATTAGTTGCAAACATTCGCAGAGCCAGACCCGCGGGAACGCGGTCACTGGCATCTGAAAGATCGATCGTTGCTAAACGACCATCAATCGAAGACATAACTGCAAGGCTCTGGTTAATGGACTGGTCACGGAAGTTAATGTGACCAGAAGTTAACCAGTATGATTCGATAGCGTCATATAAGACGCCCCGAATCCCTTGTTGTGCATATTGCATACAACAGGGCTCAATAGCAATTATGCGGGGTCCTTTGAGTGTCTTCGGGACCGGAGTAACCCGAACAGGCAACTCCGAATCCTCTGACAAAAGCTGAACAGTCTCGAGCTCCTCTCGCTGATCATGTAGTTCCCCACTAGATAGAGGGTAACCACAGTCAACAATAGGAAAATAAGGCTCCAGACGCTCGTGCCAGTACCGCCAAGCGTATTTCTGATTTCCAGAAACACGCTCTGCGGTGGCGCCGGGTCCATGCCTAGGAACCATTGTGTCCACCCGTAAAGGATGGATACAAGGGCCCCACAGCACAGAAGAAAGACGTGA